CAAAAAACAAAAACAATCGGATTATAAAATCCGACTAAACTGTTTTTTTTCATGTGATTAAAGCCTTTATAACTTTTACTGTCTTTGGATGATGTAAAGGGAATCTGATCTCTTTTTTGTTGACTCAATAGTCATCCCCTTGTTATATGACTGCAGTTCTGAATTGATTTTTGACAAGTTAATTGATCCTGCCATTGGGAACGATAGTCTTTGAAGCAATCTGATGACTTGCCCCAGCAAAGCTTGGTCACGATCCAATTTTATGAACTTGCTAGATGTGCTCTCGGGAAATTCCCAAAAGGACCATGTTCCGTGGTAAACTTCTATTTCCTCTGCTTCTTGGTCCTTGTTTGATTTAGATTCTCTCACATAAGTTTTTATTGTGCGTTTCTCTATTCCGAAGTAAATTGTTACTCCATGATCCAAGATGTATTTACAAAATTGGAACAGATGCATATCTCCCATAGTTACACTGGCCCATAGGTAATATCCAACAAGCATCCCAATTCCTTTCCTCAGTTTAGGATTAGATGGAGGACCAGGCATCTCAACAGAATATACCCAAGTGGGATATGTGGCTTCCATAGTCATCACAGTAATGAGAGCACCATATTCTAGTCCTTGATTAATAAAATTATCTGATTCCTTAGATAAAGACACAGCGTAACCAGTATCAATCCCCAAAATCACCAGTAGAGTGCTCCAATCTACTTTGATGTCTGAAATCATTTCTCTGGGCACCCCTTTGAACATGTTGGTTTGTTTAACTTGAATTGCTCTTCTAAACTCAAACTCATTTGCCTTGTGACAGAAAATTTTGTCCCTTTTATCCCACAACTCACTGTAAATTGGGTACAGGTCTTGACCGTCATTTCCTTTGTATGTCTTACACACAATATACACCTCTGATGTAAAAGATGATGAACAGCCAGTTTGGACTAACAGCACGGATTCAAAGAAACCCCCGATTCTGTCAATCAAGCACTTTTTGTCAGACATGATTCTTGAGTAATATGATTTGAATATCAGACAGCCGTTTCTGCTCAACATGGTCAATCCGATGTTTGTAACATGAGCTTCTATCTGCTCAATAGTAGATAAATCTGTAACTTCCATGTCAAATATCATTAAGTCATACTTGATCAACTCAAATTCTTTTAAACACTTCTTGAAGTATTGCCATGTACTCCATTGCGACAAGTCACTGGGGTATTTCCATACTGTATCTGCATTAACACATCTTGATCCAATCTGCCCCAATCCTGTGATAGCAGAAGGGGGTGCTGGGTGACTCCCCTTTAGGTCTACACCGTCAAGCTCTAACAAGCTGTTAAAAACGACCTTCCCATTTGCATTGGATCTACATAAATATGCTGATATTCCACCAGATCCATCACCTCCTACTAATGCACTATTCCATTGGATTTTATACCCAGACAAAATTGACCGAATTTTGTAATGAGCTCCAGTTGCATGCTGGAACAATCGTAGTCCAGAGACAAGAGGCATTTTTAGTTGAGGCACATAATGTTGTGTCTTTGGGTAGCAACTCTCTTTTGAATAACTAACTCCAATGCTTGATAGTGGAAAACTCACCTCTGACCCCCAAACCATGGGAGTTGATAAGGATAGATCCTTGATGTATGGCCCGATGTCGAACTTGCATGCATGCCTGATTTCTGAGTCACATGTCTTGATCTCATGCTGGACTTCTTGTACATCCATGTCAGACCACTCCCCAGTCTTAATATTGATGTATGCTTCTTGAACCATACCAACCGATTTCCTAAATGTTTGACTCTTTTGTTTACACATAATTAATGTGTAAGCCTTTTTACCTAGCATGATAGACCCTATAATCTCATGAGATTGTAGATCAGAGAAGACCCAGACATCTTTGTTATTTAAATCTGGTGACAAGTTGTTGAAAATGTCAAATGCCTTTTTCTTCAAATATGTTCTGGCGATCAATCCCAGGTCATTTTGATTTAATGGGTAAGATGGTGGGACTTTTTGCGGAACTGTTATTAATTCCATGTACATGACTTTTCCAGAGATAAATGTTGTAAAGTTCCCAGATGCAGTTAGTTGCTCAATAGCATAATACACTGCTCCCCATTGAGCTATCCTAGGCTTCTGGAGCTCCAACAAATTCCTTCGACTTATCAATGCCAGAGAGCAAGAACGGTTGATTCCTAACAGGAGCCCGGAGAAGAAATCTCTAGGGATTATTTTCCCAGATATTCCTAGTGGGAACAGGCTGCTATCACTCATGTGATGTGAGTGGCTATGGAGCATATCAGTGAAAATAAAGCCTATTCCTTGACCTACCTGAAAAGACTTCTCTTGTGGAGACAAACTCTCCCATGAATAGGTAGGTAAATTGAATGATACCTTCTCCTCTCCCCACTTTGCCTTGGGATCAGGCCTCCATGAGGCCAATAGCCTATCAACTGCTGGGAATGTCATCTCCCATCCAGAATCCAGATTGGGTTCTGTGATCTCTCTTAAGCACTCAGTACAATTTATATGAAAATGTAAGTGGTGTGTGTCATTTGAACCTTTCAATTGAGTTCCAGTTGTTGCTTGTGAGTAAATTAATAATGATTGGAACATGAAATCATAATTTGAGTCACCTAATTCAGTCATGGTATCTGTTGTGCAAATCATCCAAGTCAAATTAGTAGGGCTAGAGGCTGAGAATCCTCCATTACTTTGTCTGGAGCATGTGAAACGGTGCAATGCAGAACCTGTTCGTTTGAATCCTGATATTCTGTCCCCCCAGAATTCTCCGGTCAATCCCTCCAAATTATTTAGAATAGACTTTGCCAAATTAGAGTCAGGCTCCACAAACCAGGATATAGCATTCCTCAATTTACAAGCTCGTCTAATAATCGGAACGGATGACTCTTTATCCCAGGGTTGCAAGATTGATGTTCGTTCTGAGGTCTTAGACCCTAGATATGGAGGATATGGCCCTTTCTCAATTAAGACTTTCCCTAATCCTTTTGGTAACATTAGTGAAATGTAATTTGATCTTTGGCCACCTAAAGGACAAATCTGACAATTGTGATCCAAATTCCAGGCGCTTCCAATTAATTCCATTGGGTGAGGAATTGTTGTCCCCAACACAGGTTCCGCCCATGATTTCTTTCTTAGGTCATCGGCTAATGTTGAAGAACATCTCCATATATTTCTTGTTATGTACCCTCTACTGAGTATTCTGATTACTGAGGCTATGCCAGACAATTCACTTTTATGAATTATTAGATCTATCTTCTTTTGAAATGTAGTTTTGAACTGATTCCTGATTGTCCTTGAATTTTGAAATAATCCAACCAAACTCATGGTTATTCCATAGTAAGTTGAACTGACCATTTCACTAATGAATCTAGGGAATAATGGCTTGATTGATCTTGCCCAATTTAAAATACTAACTTCATTTTTGCTTACATAAGTTAGTGCATCCTTGATGATAGTATTTGCCACATGATGCTTATTTTTGATCAAGTTAATCTTTACTTCATTCTTTAATAAATTAGTTGATGATATTCCTCTCTTCAAATTCAAAGATGTTGGACTTTCAATAAGCTTGTCAAGATGTCCGGGAGAGAAGTCTTCTAATTTTGGTTCTCCAATTTGGCAACAAATAGATTTCAATTGCTTGTCAGTGGTGTGATCATGGACTACTTTCCAAAAAGACAATGACTCTGTTATGGGATCCGGGAACATTCGAATTAGGAATCTGGTCAAGGATGTTCCTCCGACTCCCCCTAGGGACGGGTCTAAGTACAACATCAGGATTTTGTAGTACATTGAGTCAACCAAGTCAGCCTGTATTAGCACTTCTTTTATTGGTGCTCTAACAGCCGGATTGTACCAATCTAATAATTGTAATGTGAAATTGCCATAAAAATTGTGTAAGACCATAGCATTCATCGGATCAGCAGAGTAATGACTCACTGTCAATGCATTAGTGCTGACCGAGGACAATGTGTTTGCGAGATTTGGAACCTGATCATTGGTAGTAAAATTGACTCTTGACCACCTTTTAGCATCTAGTCCTCTGATTATGCCTCGGAAAATGGGAACTTTCCCATAATTTAAGTAATCTGCAGAGACCATCGTTTCATCCTCATTAATAATTAATCCCAATTTTCCTGTTCCAGTCCTGATAGCATCCATGATAGAATTGTTATTTGATACAATATTCTGGAGTTCCTTTCTTAATTCACCTTCATTATCAGTAGGGTTCAATTCATAAAATAATGAAATCGTTTGATTGTCGCCTTGAGCTAATATCTTCATCATGGTGTTCCTATGCTTGGATTCTTCCTCAAGAACCAATAGGTTTACAATTGACCATCCTTTTTGTCTAAGGCCTTCCAACCCTCCTTTTTGTCCGTTCCAACAGACATGGCCTTCCCGAGCCACCAATGTATCACCAACGACAGCTAAAAGATCTGGTCTTCCAACGTAGTAAATTAAGCTTTCCTCAAAAAATTGATGTGATCTCAGGAACAAGTTTTCTAATCCAAAACACATTCCCATAACGCGAAAAATGTGTTGATTTGACTCAAATCTTTGATGATTGTTCCATTTTTCATAATCAATGTGGTTTGCAATCGAGACAATTTTGTAGTCATTTAGTCCCTGACCGGAACAATTCTCTAGCATTTTGTTGATTACTGATTGTAAATCGTCTGCCATTGTTAAACCCTTGAAAAGAGGAACGAAATATTCCTTAATTAAGAATTCAGTGTAAACAAAGTACTCCCTCAATTCCCAAGACATGAGAGAGAAAAATCTGCCAATCCTTTTCATCTCTCTCTCTTTTGCTCTTAGCCCAATTACCAATGAGTCTCTACTTAATCCCTCATCATTTATCTTTTGCAAAAACTCTCTCCAATTGGTTTCAGGTTTGGTTAGCAATGTTTGTAAGACCCTCCGAGTTGGTATTGGAGTGTTAGGATGTGTCCTAATATGATTCAGGATTTCACTCCGTTGCATTGAATGTGACTTATCAGAGTAAATCAAGGACGGATCTGTTAAATCAGGTATCTCATAAATTTTCTGGATTGGTAATTTGTGCCAGTTCGATCCAAATTGACTAATTTTGTGTGAGTTTGGCCAGGTATTCATCTCAAAATGTTTGTAGAGAACATGATATCTTGGTATTTGAGTTATGTCCACAAACCACTTCTTTTTCTCAAAGAATGTTTTCTTTAGGATTTTGAATGCTAGGTTACTAGCTAATTTTTGTGCATACTCATCATCAATTACTTTCTCCATCATAACTTGTTGGTGTAACTTTTCCAAACCTTCCATATATTCAATTGTAGGGTGCCCCCAATGCCTGAATACGGAATAATAGGTTAGAACCATATTTAAATCTTTCTCTTTCAAAATACTTTGAAACATAATGGATAACAAATTATACCCTAGTGACTTCTCGGTTATGGATCTTTTGACATGGTTCTCAAAGTCATTTGGGAGTGGGATTAATGGCCGGAATTCATGTGCCAGTTGACAAAATCTAAGATTACAAACAGGTTCAATTAATTTAATCCCATCATAAGCCAAATTTCCTGCCAATGCAACAAACTCATCACCCAATAAATATAATGTGATGAGGTTGTTTATCTGATTAGGTAAATAACGAGGACTTGTTGATATCAGCATGGAGATGATTGTCTGAACTCTGGAAATCATCAAGTCTTTACCCATAAGTAGAAAATTCCGATCCCATATTTGATTTAAATCTGGAAGTATTAAGTAACCACTAATGATATAACAATCGCCTAATTCTGGGACTGATAGGTAAGATCCAATCCTGACTCCTTGATTGTTTACTGGTGTTGATCCCAATGTTTTATCCAAACTTTGCATTTCTTTGGGCCCTGTACCATTCATCAGTAATGTTAGTTTATGGAATGACCAAAACCAGTTCCCCCATTTCCTGAAAGAGTCATTTGAGAATCCAAAAATTTTGCTATGGTACTCTGGGTTGTCCAATTGTTTCCCAATCCACCCTTTACAAAAGCTCTCAAGCACAATTTTGGTCTCATTTGCAGCTACACATGTCTTGTCAAGTATTTTCTCAAAAAATCCGGGTTTATAAGGAGTAGATCTGATGATTCTAAAGAACTGTCTGTGTATCTGGGATATATTCTCATGATCTGCAGGAAAAGTCATCTTCAATTTTTTGCACAAAAGTTCGATGTTGTCCCAAACATCTTTCTTCTCAAACACTTTATTATAAGGCTGTTTGTTGATTCGTTTTTTAAGCTCAATCACATGGTCTAAGATGACAGGTGAATTCAAATTGTAATCAAAGTGATTTAAAAACTCCATTTGTTCCTCTTTTGGGATGTCATCCTTGACAATTATGTTCTCATCTAATAAAAACTCATCTTCATATGAATCGTAGTATTCAGACTCGATCCCCAAGGGATCATTATTGCTTTCTACACGATCCATTTAGATTTCTGTTGATTTTTTTCATGTATTACGTCATGTAATATCACTTCAGAGTGGCTGCCAACTGATCATATACATCATCATCAGAATCATCAATATATCTGATTGTCTCTCTATTCTGATAATTGTCATAATACTTGTTGTAATGATTCAAGTACACAGAAGGATTTCGGTTATGACTGATATCATGTCCAATGACAGAGCAAATGGAAACAGGTGGATCCTGAGGAGTTAAGTAAATTCTGGATTCATCAGTCAGGAACTGATGTCCATCCAAGACATTGGGCAATATGATCTTGTGGCTCCTCCTGGAAGGTTTTCCACAACAAGAACCCATTTTGATTTCTGTTGTGTTTTTTCTGTATTTCTTTATCATTTGTTTCTTTTTTTCATGAATTATTGGGACAACACCACCTGGAAATGATCATAACTTTATTTATAATCCAAATTACGACTATCCCTAGTGTGATGATAGTCAAAACTATGGCAATTATTTTGATTACCTTAATCGCTTTGAAAGAATATTCTGATGCCGATTTGATAAAGTCAAATAAAGCTGCTTTCCCACTTAAATAAGTTTCTGTAATCCATGTCTTAGTGTTTTGTATCCAGGAATTCCAATTAATATCCTTAAAGTAGATGTTGAATTGATTGATAACCTGATTGATATTATACCCTATAATATAGAAAGCCTGCTCGATTGAATCTTTCCAATTCTCCAGTACCGGCTTCAAGGCAACAGAAATTGCTGTAACATAATTTGCAAATCCCTCAAACACTGGGATTACCTTTGTGCTCAATGATGCCTGAATCTCAAGAATGCAATCATGAACTTTTTTACTAGAGGTTGACATCAGATCAAATACGGTTTTTGTTCCATCAGAAACTTGATCGAGGATTTTGGTTGCTGTTGGCATTAAATAGTTGTTAATGGATTTAGAATAATTTTCGATTAATTGTTTGACACTCTGGATTAAAACAGTGACAGGGGTGACCACATTACCCTTTGTGGCTGCAATCAATTGGTTAACTTGATCAACTGATCCTTTAAAGTCAATTTGTGATAATTTTTGAAATAAGGGGGACACTTTGTTATTTAGTGTATCCTTAAATATGGTTAACACTTGATCAGTCTTCTTGATAACTTTTTCATTTATCTGATCGCCTAATGACAGTATTTTCTCATTAACCAATCCCATCTTGAGTGACTTAATTTCATTACCTATATTCCATGTCATCCTCGAAATTGATGTTGACATATTATTCTTTAACATCAGGACGCTGCTTGTTATTTCCTGCCTAACACTTCCTATAGCATGGGAGCCTGGTTCTATTATCTTGTCCTTGAAATCTTTCTCAAATCTTTTATACATATTTATTGATTCTTGAGTGGATCTCGCAATTTCTCGAGACATTTTATTAAATTCCTCAGGAATTTTTTTGGTGAACAACTCATCAGTTTGTTTTATGATTCTATCAGTCCCTTCAATCATTTTTTGAAAAGCTTCTCTAGACGGATCAAATAATTTTGTGCTAATTTCTCGGTCAATCTTTTGAAATATAGCTTGCATTTCTCTAAGGATATTAGGAAATATTTCCTTAAATACAGCCTGAGAGTCCATAACAACATCTTGAACGGGTTTTCGTAGGTCATCCAGCCACTCCAATTTCAGAAAGGGTAGTAAATTTATCTTAGACCTTCTATCATCTTGTGTCACACTCTGAATGACCCCTATCCCGCACAAGAGGACAAGGGTCTTTAGATACATGATGTCTGTTAGTTTTTTTCATGTATTTAAGGAAACAGATTATCCCGAGATGCATGCTCTGAAATAGCAGTATGGGTTTTATGGCCAAAATTGGGGATGAAACATTTAAATACTCGAAAGCAGATGATAATAATTATGAATGCAATTACCAATCCGATTAATGTCCTTACCCATGTCATGTCAAACCATCCTGAAATTAATGATCCTAGGCTGGACAATTCGTTCAGTGTTGATGTCATAAGATTCGTACTATTGGAATGAGTGGAGGATTTTAGCAGATTGTTTGTACCTCCTTCTAATCTTGGAATGGTTTTTTCAGGACGATTCAACAATGCAAGGTTGTCAGGTTTGTCTAAGATTGTTTCAAGCAAATCTAAGATATTTTCATGGTAAGGGAATTTTAAACCGGCTGGAGAATAGGTAATTCCATCCATTGACACAACAGTCCAATTTAAAGTGGGATCATTGACATCAAAATATGAGGAAACATTTATCTTTACTGGAAATGAATTGTGATCAATCCCAATTTGTAAAAGCCCATTAGGATTTTTTTGGATATTTGGATTTGATTGAGGGGTTATAAATCGATAATGGCAAAGCCTTCCTTGGATTTTATACCTTCGGTCATGCTTATGTTGGATCAATCTCTTTGCCATCTTTTCTCCTGAAGATTTATTAACAATGTAATAAAAATCCAATAATGATATCAGTTCTTTATTGTATATTTTGGAGAGACTTTGGTAACAGCTATACTCTGATAAATCAGATTCCACAATTAGTTTCTCAGTTATGGTTGACCTATGACTCAATGAGATCTTCTCATTTGGATTGCAATTCGGAATCTTGTCAGCTTGTTGAGGATGATTGTAATATGTTCCCCACCATTCACCTGATGAAAATCTTATGCCGGGATGATTACAAAGCTTCATAATACAAGATCCTTTCAATGATCTAATACCCATTGCCTCTGATTTCACAAGGAGCTTGTCTTGAGAAACTTTATAAATGTCAGTCATCCACATGTCAGTAGTGCAAGGCAAGTTATTCGGCTCATCAGTAATCCAAATCAAGTCCTTGTGTATAGTATCACATGGAGATTTTTGACAGCCAATACCCAAAAATAATGGATCTAGATACAAGTCTTCATATGGATCAATATTTACAGGATGTTCATGGACAATTATATGTTTTCTTTCCAATGCATTAATGGAATTCCATGCACAATTAGGTTCATCAAAGAATGGTTCTATTAGAGTACCTTCTTTGTATGATTTTATTGCAGCCAAGCATTCTACACTCGATATAATCTGAGTGTCTATCGTTCTAACTATGGAAGTTGACCAATACCAGGTTTCCTCACATTTTATCGACCAGATTTGACCTGAACACAAGTAACCGTTTGCTTTAGGAAAATTTGGACTCCGAGGGATTTTTGACACTATGGGATTAGCATAGGCAAAGTCACTACTTTCTAAGATAGAAGATTCCTCACAATTTATATCCCTGATAGACAAGTCTTTCCATTGGGACTCACACATTGTTGGAAATAGTACCTCATGACTTGCAGGTGAAACTGAATTCAGGTTTAGATTCAAAATAATAAAAACTAAAAGTAAACTCATAGCTGATAATTTTTTTGGAGGATGACTATAAGACACATTGGGACTCCGGTGAATAAGATTGTTTAACAATCTGGAGATGCCAAATCCACAGATCATTATGACCAATGTCAACAATTGTTTTAACTTTAACATGATTTCTGTTGATTTTTTTCATGTTTTAGACAATAAAAAACACATCATCCTGGATCTCATAATTTGTCATTTCCAGCTCTTGAAGAACAGAATCAATCAGGGGGGGATCAGAACCATTTGACATGGGCAACTTGTAGAGCTCCAGGTAGGGAATGCCTCGCAATTGTGTCTGCTTAAACTTGATTTTAATTTTCATCGATACTTGTTTTTGGAATCTGTAAAATAAAGATTTAGATTCTATTACAGACCAAGCCTTTGTTGAAGCATGATCTGATGTCAAAGACAATTGGATGACATCATTAAATTCTCCTTTATAACACCTGGTATGGTTAGTCACAGATTCCACTCTGAGATGGGTGATCAAAATAGCTAAGATTGACTTAGCAATATCTTTCTGGTATTCAGGTCCCCGATAATCTTCCTTGAATTTATCACAGATACAGTATACAGTGTTCATGGATCCAATAGCCAAATCTGTTGTAATCAATATCTCAGATTGTACTTCCAAATTGGTCAGAGCAGTCTCTACTGCGGGAGGAGCAGTTGCCTTGAAGTTAAAAAAGTTAGAAGACTTCATGTTATCATCCATATGAATTTTACCAATGAATGACTCTTCCTTGTCTTCAGTCTTATCAGATGATTTTGATATCGCTAAATCCATTTTACTCCAAGGGCCTGATGCCTTGTGAGAACGTTTAAATCTTTGCAACCACATAGACATGATGTCTGTTGCTTTTTTTCATGTTCACCATTTTCCAATTTTCTTTGGGATAGAACAAACATTCAGAATTGCCTTTTTCTTTGGGGATTGGCTCACCAGGTAGCACATCAATTCATACCCAGTCAAAAAGTCAGGGGCAACTCCCAAAATCTCAGGGTCTAATCCAAGAGTGCTCCAGGTGATTCTGACCACTCCTTTCTTGTGCTTCTGAAAAAGCATACCATTGGTCAAAGATTGATTAACAAAATCCTTCAAATTGTCCGCTTCCGGATACGGGACAGATGCTGGGATGACAATGGGAGCATCCGGAACAATTGTTGGCTTCTTTTGAGGTCTGGGGACAATAAATGGAGCAGGTTTTGGAGTTGCAGTTTTCATCTCAACATCCTCAGGCTCTCCCCCCTCTTCCTTCTTCTTTCTTTGTTCCATTTCCTGGACAAATTCATCCATTTTCTTGTTAAACTCCTGGTTGGAGAACACCCCTCTCTTTATTTCTTTGAATTCAACCCTCAATCCTGTTACAGTTTGCCCAGTGATCAAGCTGTATTTGCCATCAGGATCAACTGTCCGAAGAACCAAAGATACCACGCTCCCCAATATAGTGGCAACCTGATCACTAGCTCCATAATACACTCTTGACCAATTTGGGCTCTCAAGGAACTCACCAGAACACTGTTGTCCAAGTTGATCCACTGGCTTCGGCATTGGAGGAATCACTGATATCTTTGGTTTCGGCTCAGGCGTTTTGACCTTGTCTAAATCCATTGGCTCGGGCTTGGGTTTGACCTTGCTGATAGCTCCCTTATTTTTCAGTGCATCAGCTAATTTCCCTGGTGCATCTTGAACTTTTTTCCCTTTGGTTACATCTGGTTCAGGTCCAGTATTTTTTGGCTTTTCTTCTTTCTTTTTCCCAAATCCGAGAAACGGTGCACTTAAGACCATTTTTTCAAATTTATCTTCAAATTGTTCTTCCTCATCCAGGTTAATCGGCTTGGTTGGAGCATAAGTACTTATTCTTGATTCATTTGCTTCCTCATGATCAATTTGGGCAGTTGCAGCATCCTCACAGAGAGATGCACTGGACCCAAATTTCTTCCAGTCAATGTCAGAATCTTCTATGATTTTTTTATCCATAGTGTTGATTTCTGTTGATTTTTTTCATGTGGATAATACATTAGTAATTATCTGGTTATCTCACTGATATGATTTATTGAGCACTGAAGATTTCAGAAATATGCTTCCCAATTGTTTTATCCCTGGGTGAGACAATGTTTCTGGCTGAAGTCTGAACAAATTGTCTGATCTGATCCGGTAACACGAATCCAAGACCCTCAATCCAGTCATACCATGCCTCTGCATCCTTTGAAGATGGTTCCTGATCTGGATTAAGACCATCCTCAGCAACCAAATCAGGATTATCCTGTTCCAATTTTTTCTTCTCAATTTCAGCTCTTCTAGTAGCCCTGTCTTTAGAGAACTGTTGCTCTAAACAAGCAGAATACTGGAAAGCATATGCCATGATGCTTGCATTAGTCCTGATTGTGATCAAATTGTTTTCATTGAACAATCTTGCATTCCTGGATCTAGTAGATCCGAGGAGTGCTCCAACAATATGGGCCCAATTATATGTAGCTGGGCAGCTGGTAGCTGAATAAGGTGATTTCAGCGAGATGCCCATTGTGGTGATGTATGGGGTATAGGAATCTGGCTTGGATATTTCCTGATTAGGTCTCAACAGTCTCCTAGCTTCTTTCCCCAGTTCTGGAGTCCAACACCACAACATTCCTTCATTCCCTTCAATACCAAGGAGACCCCAGAGATGATCCAATGCAGTAAGGGCAGCAAAGTCCTTAAATCTGGACACAATTGTTGCGAATCTTAAGAATGCCCAATTATGAGATGGGAATTTGCACAGAAACATATCAACTCCTGCAACAATCTTCAAAAAGTTAGGATCTTGCATCCAAAGCTTTGTTTTAGCATCTGGGCAGCGGTACTCAAATCTTGGTCCATCAATAGCATTGAGCTGGTCATTGAATTTTGACTCAATGGTAGCCAAGTGAGTAGAATTAGGAGTGTTGTGATACCTATACACAAACAATAATTGTAGTACCAACTTTTTGTCAACTTCAGCTTCCACATTTACTCCAGTTATTCCTGCTTTTGGATTATCCTCATTTATGATGACATCATACATGTCGAAAGGAGTGGCATCCTCTCCTGCAGCTCTGATTTCTAATCCAAAGCTGTGCCATCTATCTTTATTTTCACTTTTCACTTCACTCAGAACACGGTGTAGGTATGCATTGACATATTTGATGTCGATATCCCAATTCAAAACCCCAGCCATCACAAACTCCCTCAGAGTTTTAGTCTCAATTTTTTGACAGCTAATTGTCAATTTAGGCTTAGCTTTTTCCTGAAAATATGTAGATGGATATTGAGGATCAGTTTGATCAGCAACCTTTTCATATGAAAAGGTTTCTTCAGATTTGAGGTCTTGTAGTTTTACTTCCATGATTCCTGTTGCCCTTTCTGTCCTTATCAATTCCTTTATCTCTTGTTTTTTC